GAAGCCTGTTCGGCGAATAGCGGAGTATCCCATGAGCAGAATGAGCAAGACCATGGTTATCGCGTTGGTGGCCAAGGCAGAGGGCGGCGTGGATTATGACCGGCAGCTCGGCAAGGCGCTGTGTCCTGCATGCGGTAAGCGGGCCAAGGTTGTGACAACCCGTAACTGGGACGGGAACGTGCGGTTGCGCTATCACAAGTGCATGAACAAACAATGCCTTTTATATCGAACTGGTACGACTATCAAGAGCATCGAAACAGACGCCTTGGCGGCGTAGTTGTCTGCCAGTTTTCCCCGCCACGGCGGGGAACGCAACACAACTTTCATGCAATCGGAGACGGGGAAATGAGAGAACAAAGACCGAAGATGGCGCACCTGACCATAAAGCTGGCTGACGGAACATGCCGCAGCCTTGCCATATACGATGCCGAGGAATGGCCGGAAAGAAACGGGCCGCACGGGCTGCTGCGTGTGCAGGACGGTGAACGCTGGGTGAGCCGTGACGGTAGCAAATATGACTGGCACACGCCGGAAGCTGTGGGCGCGCTGCTTGCCGAGCTGCTGCGCGAGCAGATGGGAACCATAGAGCCGGAACCCCATATTGCGCCGGATACTCCTGCAGGTTCGCGCGTGCTGGTACGCTCTGCTGATGATGAAGAGAATGTTTTCAAAACCCACACGCGCACCTCACCCTTTGACCGTGGTGGCCAGTGGAAAGTGTATGTGGTGGGGTGCAGGACGCCCTTGCCTCTGGAATGTGTGCAGCTTGTCAGCGAGATAGAGAAAAGTGCCACTTTCGCCATTCCAAAATCAGGCAGCAACCCGCACCATCACTTAGCGGAGCAGGTGCCGCCGATCTAGTATTGTACTAATATAGTACACACTTGCTTGCATTACATACGCCCCATGGTGGTATTTTCTTATGAAACTACACCATGGGGCTTTTGCATGACAGACGCCGAATTGACCCAGAGCAGACTTGATGCCTACCTTGCCGCAGAGGCCGCGATTCTTGCGAGTCACCAGTCCTACACAGTGGAAGGAACCACCTACACCCGCGCCAACCTGCAGGACGTGCAGCGCATGATACACCAGCTGCGCAACGAACTGGCAGGCATGCGGCGCGGCGGTTCGCTCAAGCAGACGCAGGTGATTTTCTGATGCGGCCCATGCAGGCCATATCCGGCAGCATGACCGCGCTGGCTGCATTCCCCTCTTCCGCGTGGCGGTCGCTCTCCGAAACTGCGTTCAACATGGTCGCCTCTGTGCGCTGCGGCATGTTGGCTCTCAGCAATCCGCGTGCGGCTCTTGTCTATCGTACAGAGCTTGAACACTACCTTTCCTATTCCGCAGCCAGCCGTAAGGGGCCAAACAAAAACTGGCGGCCCAGCAACAAGACGGCTGACGAACAGATCATGCGCGGCTGGTCCGATGTTATGGCCCGCGCCCGTGACCTTGTCCGCAACAACCCGAACATTTCCGGCGCGCTGCGCAAAATCTGCAACAACGTGGTGTTCAAGGGCATTATGCCGCAGGCGCAGCTGATGCGCGGCGATGTGGCGGACGAGGCTAACAACCGCCTTATCGAGCACCAGTTCAAAAAGTGGGCGCGGCAGGTCAAGTTCCGCAGCAAGCAGAAGCAGGTTGTCCGCTCCATGTGGTCTGACGGTGGTTCGTTCGTTCACTGCTTCGCCAGCGAAACATTGCACAAGCGCGGCGTGGTGCCGATGGGCATAGAGATTCTTGAGGTGGACCATCTTGACCGCGACCGCAACGAGGAATTGGAAAACGGCCACGTGATCAACCGGGGGATTGAATACACCCCCGATGGTTTTGTGGCCGCGTATTGGCTCTTCCCCAACCACCCCGGCAATACCCGCAATTTCATGCGCCGCATGCACCAGAGCCAGCGCGTTCCCGCCGACACCTGTTTTCTGATCATGGACCCTGAGCGCCCCAGCCAGAGCCTGCCTATTCCGCTGCTGGCAAGCGTGATCATGTCCATGCACAATTTCAACGAGTATCAGGACGCAGAACAGATTGCTGCACGAATCGGAGCCGCCTTCTCGGTTTTCGTGAAAACCACATCCGGCGGCATTGTCGGCAATACCCTGAGTGGAGCCCCCATGGCCACGCTGGCAGAGGGTGGAACCACTGAGGGCGGAACTGTTCCCGGATTCGTCGGCAGCGGCAACATCATTGAGCTGCCCCCCGGTAAAGAGATTCAGGTAGCCAACAACCCCCGCCCCGGCGAGAACTACGCCGACTTTGTGCGCACCAGCCTGCGCAACGCATCTACCGGCGTGGGCATGAGTTCTTCGGCCTTCAGCAACGACTATTCCGATGCCAACTATTCCAGCATCCGCCAGAGCGTTCTTGAAGAACGCCGCAGTTATCAGGACCAGCAGCAGCTTCTGAAAGATGAAATGCTTGATCCCGTGTTTGAGCTGTGGGTCATGTACCGCTGGCTGTTCGGATACGGGCAGGAGCGGGAAATTCCTGTTGTGTGGCAGACCCCCGGCTGGGAATGGGTTGACCCGCTCAAGGATGCAACCGCCGCCAAGCTGCTCAAGGAAATGGGCATAGAGAACGAAATTGACCTCGCTGCCAGCCGTGGGCGCGACTACGAAGAAAACGTGGAAAAGCAGGCCCGCGCCAAGGAAATGCGCAAGCGCAAAGGTCTGGATACGGAACAGGAGGCAACCCCCAATGCTTAGACCGAAGAAGGGCGAAGGCAAGCAGGCGTTCATGAAGCGCGCTGTCAGCGAGCTGATGAAACAGGGCAAGAAGGAGGCCGAGGCCATGGCAGAGGCTGCCCGCCTGTGGAACGCCGCCAACCTTTCCGCCGAAGAGGCCGGGGGTTTTACCCTTTCCTCTGTCGGCCCTGTGCGGCTGGCGGACAGTGACGGCGAAGACAAGCCCCGCCGGTTCTCCATTCTCGCCAACACGGGCGGCGTCAATGACCTTGGGTATTACCGGTTCATACTCAACATGAGCGGGTGCAAGTATCACGACAAGTTCCCCGCCCTGTATGAGCATGGCCGTCAGCAGATTGTCGGTTTCCACGACACTGTGAAGGTAACCAAGGAAGGTCTGTTCCTGTCCGGCCAGTTCGTGGGAACCGACATTGCTCAGAATATTATCAAGCTCGCTGATGAGGGGTACCCGTGGCAGTCGTCCGTTGGAGTTCGGGCGTTGCAGACGCGCTTCCTCAAGGCTGGCGAAAAGGCAACCGTAAACGGCCAGAAGTTCGAAGGGCCGTTGGAAATTTGGGAAGAGTGGAAGCTTCAGGAAAATTCCTTCTGCTCGCTCGGCGTTGACGATGAAACGGCGGCAATTGTGATGAGCCGCGAAAACCATAACCCGGAGGGTACCATGAAGTACTCGGTAGAATTGAAACTGGCTCTTGGTCTTGCCGCCGACGCCACTGACGACGAAGTGCGGGCCAAGCTTGCCGCCATGAAGCTGGCAGAAGATGCCACCGAAGCACAGGTGTTTGCGCACCTGCTGGCGCAGAAGGCCAAGCAGGAACCGGACAAGGGCGGCAAAGAACTGAGCCAGCCCGGCAACCCCGCACAGCCTGCACACCCCGGCACCACCGCCCCTGCTGATCTGTCCGCAGAGGTTGCGCGTCAGTTGGCCGTGGAAAAGGAACGTGCCAGCGGCATCATGGGTCTGACCGTCAAGCTGGGTCTGTCCAAGGAATGGGCCTATGCCGTTATCGACAAGGGAACCAGCCTTGCCGATGCCCGCGCGCTGGCCATTGAAGAAGCCACCAAGACCAACAGCCCGTTCGGGGCAGGTCGCCTTTCTGAAGGAGCCTCCGACAGCGACAAGTTCCGCAAGCTGGCATCCGAAGGTATCGGCCTGCGCTTCGGCATGGGTGATGCTTCCAAGGCAGACAACGAAACCATGCAGTTCAGCCGCATGGGGCTGCTTTCTCTCGCTTCTTTCTGCCTGCAGCGCGGCGGTCTGAACCCCGCGCTGATGGGTAAGGAAGAGATTGCCCGCAAGGTGCTTTCCCGCTCTTTCAACCTCGCAGGCTCCACTAGCGACTTCAAGAACATCATGATGGACGTTGCCAACAAGCGTATGCTGGAAAGCTTCGGCACTGTGGAAGAAACTTGGCGCACCTTCTGCGATGTTGTCACCGCCTCCGACTTCAAGGACATGCACGGCGTTTCTCTGGACGGCGCGCCCGAACTGCTGCCCGTTCCGGAAAGCGGTGAATACAAGTCCGCTGCCCTTTCCGACGGCAAGGAAAGCTACCGCATCGGGAAATACGGTCGCATCATCCCCCTGACGTGGGAAGCCATCGTCAACGACGACATGCGCGCCTTCATGAAGATTCCCGGCATGTTCGGTTCCGCTGCGGCCCGTCTGGTTCTGGATATTGTCTACGGCCTGCTGAAGAGCAACCCCGTTCTGGGTGACGGCAAGGCCCTGTTCCATGTGGACCGTGGCAACATTGCCACCGGTTCCGATATCGGACGCGTGACCATGGGAACCATGAAGGCTATGCGCAAGTCCATGGGTACCCGTACTGACCGCAGCGGCAATCTGGTCAAGGTTACCCCCTCCACCCTGATCATTTCCGTTGATCAGGCCACCGACGTGGACGTGCTGCTCACCTCTGCCGCAAACCCCGAAGGCACCAACAGCGGCGTCAACAACCCCTTCCGTAACGCATTCATGCCCGTTTCCGACCCGCACGTTGACGAGATCCACGACAACGCGTGGTTCGCGTTCGCGAAGCCCGGTCAGTACGACGGCATTGAAGTGGCCTTCCTTGACGGTAAGCAGCAGCCCGAACTGACTGAGGAAGAATCTTTCGATTCCGATTCCATCCGCTACAAGGGCCGCATCTGCTGCGGAGCAGGTGTGATGGGTACCCTTGGCTGCTACCATAACCCCGGCGCGTAACCCGAACGGGTAACGGCTGAATAAGGAGCTATCATCATGGCAAATAACCATGTTCAGGAAGGCAAAAAAATGAATTGGACCAACGGCGGCGCGGCTGCTGTTGTGTCCGGTCAGGCTGTGGTTGTCGGCACGCTGGTAGGCGTGGCCGAAACCGACATTGCCGTGGGCGAAGTAGGCGTGCTGGTTGTGGCGGAAGTCTGGTCCCTGCCCAAGGCCGCCGAGGCCATTACGCAGGGCGCAAAGCTCTATTGGGATGCCAACGGCAACCCCGTAGGCGGCGTGGCCGGTTCCGGCTGCCTGACCGCCACGGCCACCGACAACACCTATGCCGGTGTGGCCTTCGCGCCTGCGGCATCCGGTGACGCCACTGTGGATATCAAGCTTAACGCATAGTTCCTTCGCCTCCCGCACACAGGGGCCACCCGAATGGTGTGGCAGCCACCGGGTGGCCCCTGTACCACACAATCAACCCAAGCGAGGCCAGCATGATGGATACAGCCAGCCAGTACCTGAGACAGCTACTGGACTGCGGCAGCGGCAAGGGTCTGCTCTCGGCGCTCATCGGCTTTTTTGCTTCCGTGCTGGGCGGTGTGGGTCCGCTGCTGGGAACGCTGGTTGCGCTGTGGGCCATGGACTTCTTTCTCGGGTTCATGCGGGCGTGGTCCGAAAGCACCATATCCGTGTGCAAGATGCGCGCGGGCGTGGTGAAGGCTCTGCTCTACTTCGCCACCGTGCTGGTGATGGCCATCATGGATTACGCGCTCTCGCAGACCATTTCGTTTATCCACATTCCCGTTCGGGATTTTGTCTGCGTGTACCTGTGCCTGACTGAGAGCATCAGCTGTCTCGGGCATCTCAAATATTTCGGCGTACCCATTCCCGCATGGATAGCGACCCGCCTTGCAGGCTACCGCACCGCCATGGACGCCGGGCCTTCTTCCTCATCCGGAGGTAGCAAATGACCACCATGACCCCCGAATTTACCCGCGCCTATGCCGTGCTGATGGCCCATGAAGGCGGCTACAGCAACAACCCCAATGATCGGGGCGGCGAGACGTACAAGGGCATCAGCCGCAAGTATCATCCCGGCTGGCAGGGCTGGTCCATGATTGACGCTGCCAAGGCGCTGAGCGGATTCCCCGCCTGCCTTGAGGGCAACGCCCTGCTGCAGACGCTGGTGAAGAGTTTCTACAAGGGCACTTTCTGGGACCACTTCTATTGCGACAGCCTGCCCCCTGCGTTGGCCGTGGAGCTGTTTGAGCAGTCCGTAAATCTGGGGGTGGCCCGCACCACCAGGCACGTGCAGGAGGCATGCAACGCCCTGAACCGCAACGGCAGGCTGTATGCCGACCTGAAGGTTGACGGCCAGTTCGGGCGGCTCACCCTGCAGGCGCTGTCGTTTCTGGTGCATGGCGGCGATCTGGAAACGCTCATGACGGCCCTGAACGTGATGCAGGGGCGGCACTATCTCGCGGAGATGGCAGCCCATACCGAACAGGAAGAATTCGCACGCGGCTGGCTGAGCCGTGTGGAGCTGACTACGGACACACGGCGGCGGCACTGCTCCAATGCACAGGCCGCGTAACATAAACCCCCGAACGGAGGAAAACCACGTGAAGCGTTTTTACTGTTTCGTACTCGCGGTGGCCATCGCCTGTCTGATGGCGGTGAGCGTAACCGGCTGTGGCGGCACCGGCAGCAATCAGAATGCCACGGTGACTGCCGAGACGTTTGTAACCCAGAGCTACCTTGCCCTGCAGGATGTGGAATCTGCGCTGACCATTGCCACCAAGGGCGTGGGCGCAGCCTATCAGGCCGGGCAGATCAGCGAAGAGAAATTTCATGATCTGATCGACGGTATTGAGCTTGTGGATACCTGTTGGAACGAGGCCAGCAAGGCGCTGTTTGCTTACCGGATTGCGCTGGATACCGGCATGCCGCCCAACAAGGCCGCGTGGGATGCCGCATGGAAAACCCTGATCGAAAACCGCGACCGGCTTGTGCTGCTGCTCAAGGAGGTCCCTGCCCTTGCAGGGCTGCTTGCCTGACGCTGCTCAGATCAGAACCAACCCGCGCCGACATAACACCACAGGAGTAACACCATGCCCATAACCCCCGAATCCATTCTGCTGGCAAGATCCATTATCGATCTTGTGGCCGACGTAGGCCATGCCGCTGCGGACGCCTATGTGCGCCACAAGGAGCAGCGAGACGAACCCATTACCGCCGACGAAATCAACAGCATGATCAACGATCACAAGTCCACCCGCGAAATCCTCGCGGCCATGGGCATTGATTATTAGGCCCATACCTCCCCACGGCCCAAACGGTTGCGCCGGGTTTATCCCCGCTGCCCACAGTGACCCGGCGCAACCAACCCAACAACGCAGGCACACAGGAGAACGTCCATGCCCGAAAAGTATAATCCCGCAATTCTGAACGCGACCGGCAACAAGGTTGTCGAACTGGCAGATGCCGGAGCAGGCCCTGCCGTGCTGACCATTTATAACGGCACCCAGCCCGCAACCGGCGGGGGAGCGCCCACCGGATGCACGGCCCTTGCCGTGTTCCAGCTCGGTGATCCCATGGCACCCGCTGCTGTAAACGGCATTGTGACCGTGAATGCTATCCCCGCCGTGCTGCCCGCAGCCATTGGCACTGCCACGTGGGCGCGCCTGACGGACAGTGACGGAACGTGGGTTGCTGACCACACCGCAGGCGTGAGCACAGGCGTGGTGCGGATTCCTGCGATCACCAACCTTGATAATTCCGTGAAGATCACCAGCTACATTTTCACCCAGAACGCTGCATAGCGGGTTAGCCCATGCTCATACAGCGCAACGCCACAACCTATGAAGCCGCAGGGCTGCCCGCGACCGTTGTTATCGGCGGTCGCGATGAAGCCCGTGTGCTGCCGAACACGAATATTTCGTTCCCGTGCGGCAGCGGTACAGAACGGTATTGGCTCAACCTCAACCGCACCGGCGCGCCTGCGTGCTCTGCGATTGCGGCCGAGCCGACAACCAACGGCATTATTACCGAGGTTGGCGATGCGTTTTCGTTTGATGCGCAGGGGCGGTTGAAATGGGATGTGGTGTTTGCTGCGCACCCCGGCGTGTACGCTTGGGAATGGTCTGTTAAGCACAGCCCCGGCGTGACATTTCACCACCAGCCCGAGCTGACTGCGGAAGAAATAGCAGAGGGCCATATACGGTCTGCTGACGTTGTGGGCAGCTATGCTGTCTACGGCGACCGTTCCGGCCGGTTTGTCGGCCGCGACGGCACTGTGCTGGCTGACTATGGCACGGGAAAGCTCTGCCACATCTACAGGCCCTTGTTCATCGACGCGAACGGGCGAGAGGCGTATGGCACGCTGGATATTACCGACGGCATTATGACCGTGGGCATGGATGCTGCGTGGATGGATTCGGCTGCGTATCCGGTGCGGCTTGATCCGACGCTCGGGTACGAGGCGACCGGTGCCTCTGCCATTCCGCTGGCAAACTCGCAGCATGCCAACTGGGCATACGACGAAACGATTGCCGCCGACATAACCCTGCAGAGTGGCCACATCTATTGCGGGTCGCTCTCCGGCGGCATAGGCGCGTTTGTTATCGGCCTGTATTCCAAGGGCGCCACGCTTGCGGCGTCTGCGCTGCTGGCATCGTCCGGCAGCATTGCGCTGGGGAGCGGCTCGGAATTCACGTGGCGGTCTGCGTCGATGCCCGGATCTGTCGCGGCCAACACTCCGATGGTGATCTCATGCCTTGAAACCAACACCGACGGTTCGGTTCGGTCCCAGTATGACACAGTGTCGTGGGGCAGCGGGAAGTCTGGATCAAATGCCACGGGGGCCATGTTGCCGACGCTGTCGGGCCTGTCTGACAACAGCCGCCAGCTGTCCATGTACGTCACCTACGAGGTGGCACAGGCAGAAACGATTGAGGCCACCGTGGCCGCCGTCATGCCTGCGCCGGTTGTTTCCGCCACGGCCGAAATTCTTGACCCTGTTGCGGCCACTGTTGCCGCAGCCCTGCCGGCACCTGTTGCCAGTGTGACGGCTGAGACGCTTGAGCCCGTGGAATGCACGGTTTACGCCATGCTGCCCGCGCCGCTGGTTACCTGCACCATAGAATTTGATGAGCCGGACGAAGTGCAGGTGATTATTGCAGCCGGTCTGCCCGCGCCGTTGGTCGGCATTGTTGCCGAGGTGCTTGAGCCATTAGAGGTCACCGTTGCCGCAGCCCTGCCCGCACCTGTTGCGAGTGCCACGGCAGACGTGCTTGAGCCGCTAACGGCGTCTGTGGCTGCCGGGCTGCCCTCGCCGGTTGCATCCGTCTCGGGCGAAATTCTTGAGCCGCTGGAATGCACCGTTGCCGCCATGCTGCCTGCACCACAGGCGCAGGTTGTTGCAGGGGCGGAGGTGGTGCCTGTTCCCCCCATAGTTGCCCAATACATTGCCGATTGGCGCGCGGCACTGAACCCCGCAACCGGCGGACCGGGCGAGTCAGTTTCCATCACTCCCGTGGGTGGCACACAGTTTACCGTGCCGCTGGCCATGGTCAGCCGCAAGGGCATGGTTGCCCCTGCGGAGCTGCCCCGCGAATACGCAGGCCGTGCCGGAAGCTGGGTTGTTGTGCGCCTGCTGATGGATGATCTGCCCAAGGAAAACGGTGTGCCTGACGTTCCGCCCACAGACAGCCTGATCATGGTTGACGGTCGCGGACACTTTATCCGCTGCATTCAGCCCCTAGGCCCGCAAGGGTGCGGCGTGCGGCTGTATGCGGTGGGTGACCAGTGGGGGAGGCGGTAATGGCTAAAGAAATTGTCTACCTCGCCTATACGCGCAAGGGCGTTTTAAAATACCGCCCATACAAATTCTATGGCGATGAAAGCATCCTCGACGTTTCCATGGAAGATAACGTGGGGGCGTTTCTCGGTGCGGTTGGCAAGCAGATGCCGCAGCAGGTTTCCAAGGCGCTTTCGTCTATTGGCTGGCATCTCCATAAGCAGATGAAGCAGGCCATAAAAGATGGCGGCCCCCTTGGAGAACACTGGCCGGAGCTATCGGGCGTGACAAAGCGCTCGCGTGTTGCCGGTGGGTTTGAGCTTTTTTACCGCAAGGCGGCACATCACACCTTCTACGGCGCGCTTGCCAGAACCATTGGCTACTACAGGCCGGAACTCCCTGCACTGAAGGTTTCCGTAGGTTGGCTGTCGCTTGCTGCGGCCAAGCGCGGCGAGCAGCTGCAGCGCGGATTCACCACGAAGCCCACCCGTAAACAGCGCTGGCTGTTCACTGCTTCTGCAAGATGGGACAAGCGCCGCGAGTTTCTGCGTTCCGGCAGCATCTTCCCCATGAAGAAAGACAGCATAACAGTGCCTGGTCGTAACCTTGTGGCCCCTGTCTATGCGCGGCAGCAGCAGAACATACTGCCAATCATGGAAAGGAAGCTGAAGCTGTATATGCGCAAGCAGGAAGGGTGGTTCCAGATGACCAGAAGTAACGCGAAAACAGCACTGAAAAGCTATGCCGAGGCACATTCATGAGCTCATTCATTATGACCAGCCTGACCAAGATTGCCCGCGCATGGGCCGCCGCGCTGACCACGGATGCCGACCTTGCCGCATGGTGCCAGCAGGAATGCGGAAAAGCCCCTGCCGTGTTCATGGCAACAGCAAATTCGCAGGACTGCGAATGGGGCCGCCAAGATGCCCCCTATATCGCCATATTGCCGCCCAGCTCTCGCACGGGTGCGGAAGTGGATGTGCATGAATATGAGTTTTTTCTGCACCTCGGGCTGGTGATGACCGGCTATGTGGAAGGCGTTGCATGGAAGGAGCCCAAAGGATTCGGCGCGCTGGAACAGAGTTTTGCCACCCTTGTTCTGGAAGCGCTGGCAACCACGGACTATGCGCCCGATGAGATTGAGGCGGAGACGTTCCCCGCGCAGGCGAATTTTTTTGAAATGGTCATGGCGATCACGGTCCGCGTGCCGTTCACGATAAGCGGCCCTGAAGGGACCATCGGATAACAACAACAGGAGGCCAACATGACACAGGCACGCGGTTATAAAGCAAAGATCCAGATCGACTTTGAAAGCGAATTCGGTGTTGCGCCCGGCAGCCCCAACGGGCGGCTTGTTCCCATCAACAAGGCGGACGGCGGCGCAACCCGCAACCTGAACACAGCGGAAACCATTTCCGGCACCCGCAACCCTGTTAAGCCCTTTGCGGGCAACACGGCCATGTCGCGCAATCTGACCGTGCCGCTGGATGTGCGCAACACCGGGCTGTGGCTCATGGGTGTTTTCGGTGAGCCTGTGACCACCGGCACCGGCCCCTATGTGCACACGTTCAAGGTGGGCGACAGTCAGCCCAGCATGATTGCAGAAATCGCCTTTCCTGATGTGGGCATGTATCTGCGCGGTTCCGGCTGCAAGGTCGGCAGCTTTGGCATTACCGTGGGCGGCGACGGCGAGCAGGTGGCCACCATCGGCCTGACCGGCAAGAACGAATCCAAGGAAGCCGCGGCATACGATGCCACCCCCGCAGAATTCGCCTTTGACCGCTTTGAAGGCTTTCAGGCCGTGATCAAGGAAGGCGGTTCGCAGAAGTCCGGACGCTTCACCGAGTTTACGCTGAATCTCGACATGGGGCTGGACACGGACGGCTACACCATAGGCGATCAGGGAACGCTGGGCGACATTCCGGAAGGGCTTGTCGGCATCAGCGGCAGCGTTACCGCGCTGTTCAAGGATACCGCCCTGTTCGACAAGGCGGATGCCGGAACCGAAACCAGCCTTGAGCTGGTGTTCACCAACGGGGCGCACATTCTTTCCATCAAGCTGCCCGAGGCCATGTTCAGCAAGTCCGCCCCCGGCATTGAAGGCCCGCGCGGTGTGCGCGAAAGCTACGATTTTCAGGGCTATCTGGACGATTCCGCAGACGGCAGCGCCATTGTGGTGACCCTGACCAATGATGTTGCCAGCTACGCGCTGGTGTAACCCGTACCATTTTCCTGTGGAGGAGATTGCCATGATTGTGACGCTACCCGCCTGCGGTAAGGACGTTGAAGTGCAGAGCCTGAGCCGCGCCAATGCCAAGCGCGTCGGGCAGATAGACGGCAAGGTAAGTTCATTGCTCAACAGCGCCAAGGCTTCCGACACGGTCAAGGAAGATAAGGATGCGGCAGTGGAAGAAATGACTGCATTGCTCGACGAGAAAGAATCCTTGGTTGCCGAACTGTATCCTGAGTTCGACTTTGCCCAGTTGGGCAACCGTGACGTGATTACCCTTATTACTGTGACCATGGACTACTCCCTCAACGTGCCGGAGGAAGAGATAAAAAACTGGCTGCGGTCTGGGAATGGCGAAACGACCCGGACCGAATAAGCTACTGCGCAACCTGCAGGGCGGCGTCTGACGATGCGCCGCCCTGTTCCACCTGCGAGAACGTGACCGAGGCCCCCCAGCCATTGCCGTGCAACAGGCCGGTGCTGGCCCTGTGGGCCGAAGTGCAGCTTGATTGGCACTATGCCCCGAGCGCGCTGGTAACAGACAAGGGCGTGGTTATCCCCACAGCCCGCGCCACAGGGCTGAACTGGCAGGCGGTGGACTGGCGGGTGCAGTTTCTGGGCATTGAATGGACCATGGGCCTGTATCGCAAGTTGCAGCACCTTGAGCGGCTTGAACTGAACGCACAGAACAAAACGCGCTGATGTAATAACGGAGCACCTGATGGCCGGAACGGTAGCAACACGAATAGAGATTAACGCGCAGGACAATGCCAGCGCTGTTATCCGCCGTGCTGAACAGAGCATGGGCGGGCTTGCCGGTGCCGTGAGCCGGTTCGGCGGGGTGGCCGGTGCGGCATTGGGCGCTGCCGGTATCGGTGGGCTTGGCATGGGAATATCTCATGCCGTTGACCAGTTTGCCGCATTCGACAAGGGCCTTATCGGTGTGCGCAAGACCACGGGGCTTGCAGGCCGTGACCTTGGCGCGTTCGGTGAGCAGATCACCGACATGTCGCGCCGTATGCCGAACACGGCAGAAGAACTGCTCGCCATTGCGCAGTCTGCCGGGCAGCTCGGTGTAAGCGGGTCTGCCAACCTTCTCAAATTTTCAGAGACGGTTGCCAAGCTGGGTGACGCCTCGGACCTTTCCGGCGATGCCGCAGCAACAACGCTTGCCCGCCTGCTCACTGTAACCGGCGAAGATGTTGGCAATGTAGACGAGCTGGCATCGGTTATTGTGCGGCTGGGTAACAACATGGCTGCCACGGAAAGCGAAATTGCCAGCATGTCCACGGAGATTGCGCAGGCCACGGCATCGTTCAATGTATCGTCTGCCGAGGCGTCTGCCCTTGGCGCTGCCATGCGTGCCATGGGCATGCGGGCTGAAGCTTCCGGCTCTGCGGTTGGCCGCACCTTCCGCGTGATTGAAGATGCCGTGTTCTCCGGCGGCGAGAAAATGTCGCGGCTCAGCAAGCTGACCGGCATGGCCGCAGAGGATATTGCAACACAGTTCCGCGACAAGCCCGTGCAGGTGTTTCAGGCATTCGTTGAAGGGCTTGGCAAGGTTGTGGCATCCGGTGGGTCTGCTGCCAAGGTTCTCGGGCAGTTCGGCCTTTCGGGCGAAGAAGTGCTCAAGATTCTGCCCACCATGGCAGCCAACAGCGGCAAGCTGGCAACGGCCCTGCAGCTCATGGACAGTGAGCTGCAAAATGTATCTGCGCTGAACAGCGAAGCCGCGTCTGCTGCTGAAGCACATCAAAAGCAAATGCAGATACTGCAAAACCGTCTTGATGCTGTATCTGAGACAATTGGCTCGCGGCTCGCTCCCGCAATGGAGAGAAGCAAAGGTGTCTTTGTGGGTATGCTTGAAGCTCTTGACGGAGTTGCTGAAAGAGCGACGAAAACAAATTCTGTGCTGCAAGAAATGGTGTCTCGCGGTGTTCAGCTAAGAAATATAAGTGATGCTGATGCAAGAAATCTTATTTTGCAAGGTGTTGAAAACGAATACACGATACAAGCGCAAATTAATAATCTTATTGAGCAGAGGAACAAAGCTTTATTCCCAAGCACGAAAGCAAAATTAGATGAGCAACTGACTGCCTTGCGAGAACAGTATGAACTGCTCAAGGCAAAAAATGAAATGTCTCGGCTTGGAGTCAACTACACCCCTGCGCCTTCTTCTGCTGCGTCTGCAAGCGGAACAACGGTTGACCCCATTGTAGACGATACCGCAGCCAAGAAGGCCGCCACCGCGCTGAAGAGCGTGAACGACGAAATTGCCAAGCTGACCATGAGCGACCTTGCCTATAGCAAGCACCAGCTCGGCACACAGGTGCAGGAATATGCCGATGCCCTTGGCGCGGCCCACCCCGCCCTTGTGCGCTACAACCAGCTTGCGTCTGAGCGGCTTGATCTTGAGGCCAGCATTGCCGGTTACACCCAGCACAACCAGTTCCCCGATTTTTCTGCCCGCGACAGCAAGCTGGACGAAGCCTTTGCCCGCGCCCGCACCAGCAAGCGCGAAGAGGATCTGCATCTGCAGACCGAGTTTGCCGAGAAGCACCGCGAAATAGTGCTGGGCGAAACCGAATTCAAGCTGCAGCAGATTGAGGCGCAGGCCGATGCCTACCGCCGTGCCGGTGCTGATTCTGTGGCCGTTGAACAATGGGCGTCGGAAGAACGCCTGCGGCTGTCGCGCGATTGGGCAGACGGTGCCGTGCGTGCGCTGCGTGAATATAACGACGAGGCCACCAACGCGGCGCGGAACGTGGAAAACGCCATTACCAGCGCGGCAGGCAGTATTGAGGATGCGCTTGTAAACGCCTTTACCACCGGCAAGTTCGAGGCGCGGGATATGGTCAACTCCATTATCGCAGACATGGCCCGCATAGCGGTGCGCCAGAGCATAACCGGCCCGTTAACCGGCATGCTGGGCGGCCTGTTCAGCTTCAACGCACTTGGCGGCGTGTATTCCGGCCCCGGCATATCTGCCTACAGCGGCAAGGTTGTGGACAGCCCCACCGTGTTCCCCTTTGCCAAGGGCATTGGCCTTATGGGCGAGGCAGGCGCGGAAGCCATTATGCCGCTTACCCGCACCAGTGGCGGCGAACTTGGCGTGCAGGCTGTGGGCGGTGCCGCAGCCGCGCCGCAGATAGAGATTGTAATCAACAACGATTCCGGCGTGCGCAGCCGTGTTGCCAGCCAGCAGACCAGTTTTGACAGCGGGCGCATGATCACCCGCATTGTGGTGGAAAACCTTGCCAGCAACACAGACGGCATGGGCGATGCCATGCGCGGCGTGATGGGCGTTCGATAACAGTAGCCGACAGGAGCCTGCACCATGGACACATTCCCCGCTATCCCCCTGCCTTCTGCCTGTCCCATGGGCGTGAAGGACCCGCTCATTGAAGACGACTACATGAGCGGCGACGATGCCGCCCGCCCGCAGGTTTCGCGCCCTCGCATGCAGGCTGTGCAGGTGGAGTGGGACGCCATGACAAAGGCTGACCTTGCCGTGCTGCGTTCCTTTCGCGCTGCGCACAGGGCAACCCTGTTTCTGTGGACCGATCCGTTTACCGGAGAGGTGTATGAAACGCGCTTTGCCGGAGAATCGCCCATTGCATGGAAGCCCCTGCCCAAATATCCCGGCCGCGCCAAGGTGGTAATAAATCTGCTGCCCGTGCGGCCCTATGAGGTGTAGCCATGCCGAGTCTTGCCCAGATCATTGAACGCAACCGCACGCACAGCGAGCATGCGTATCCCATGCTGTGCGAACTGATTCTGCCGGACGGTACCTCCGTGCGCCTTGCCCGCAATACCGAGAGCATTGCATGGCCGAACGCGGGCAGTGCTTCCGGCGTGCTGGCTGCTGCGGGTGAAGTTGTATCCGTGCTGTGCGCGGAGGCTGGCAGCATAGAGATTGCCCTGACAGGTGACTTTGCCGGTGAGATTGCGCTGGAACATGACGATGGCGCGGGCGGCAGCTGGACGGAGATTGCCGCATATACCGGCCCTTCGGGCGGGGAATACCTTTGCCTTGCTGGCCGCACCTACCGGCTTATCGTGCGCAGCCTGACCGATGGCGCGCCGCATGCGCTTATCGCCCCCAAGGGCACTGTGTGGACGGCGTTCGACTTTCTGCCCGACGACATTGAAGAATCCGGCAACGTGGAAACGCGCGGGGTGACTGTGCGCGTGGGCAACGCATCACAGGCCATGTACGACCTGATGCGCCAGCTCATGGACTGGCGCAAACTGCACGGGCCGGAACTCATACAGGTGCGGCTGTGCGTGGTGAACACCGGCCTGCTCGATGAGCCTGAGCCGGAGGCGGAATACTGGTTTGTGGATGAGGATATAAGCTGCCCGCCGCCCATGCAGACCGTTGAAATAAAGCTCGGGCTGGAAAATATTTGGGACAGGCCCGTGCCGCGCCGCTCCATCACCCGCGATTTCTGCCAGTGGGATGCGGCAGACGACTGCCCCTATTATGCCGTGTGCAACCACACCCTCACGGCCTGCCGCGTGACCTATGCCAACACCCTGAATTTTGGCGGGTTCCCCACCGTGGAACAGGGGGGCGTGAATGCGTAGCCCCCTGCCGCTGTTGGCTGACCTTGGCCCGTTGTTTCACAGCCGCTTTGCCGATGGCGGACGCGGCGAGCAGGATGCGGACGGCGTGCGCCTTTTTGACTGCTGGGGCCTGTGTATGGCCGTGTTTGAGTGTTACGGCCTTGTGGTGCCGGACTTTGCCATACATGCGGACAACCTGCGCGCGGCCCACAGGGCATTCACGCGAGAGGAAAAGAGCGGGCGCTGGATACCGCTTGCGCAGCCTGTGGCCCCGTGTGTGGTTGCCATGGCCACAACGCAGGTGACCCGGGCAAAAAACCATTTTGGCGTGTATGTGGGCGGCGGCAGGTTTGTGCATATTTTCCGTGGCATGGGTGTGCATACCTGCACGGTAACATCCCACCCGTGGACAAAGCGCATAAGGGGGTTCTGGGCATGGGCAGCGTAAACATGGTGGCCTCTGCACCGAGGTTGGACAGTGTGCTTGTAACCAGCGCGCTCAATTTTCTGGACCCATTTGACCGCGAAACCGCGTATCTGCCGTGGCGACAGGGCATGACCCTGCACGCCTGCGTGCCGCCGGTGCTCAATGTGCCAGCGGAGCTGGACGTGGTGCCGGTGCTGAACGGCCGCCTGCTCACGCTGCAGGAGGCAGAATGCGTGACTCTGCTGCCCTGCGATGCAGTAACGTGGGTGGTGGTACCGCGCGGTGGTGGCGGGGGCGGGAAGAACATTATCAGCACGGTTGCTATGCTGGCCGTTCTCGTTGCCGCCAACGCAATGGGCCAGTGGTATGCGAACTATGCATTCATGGGGCCTATGCAGGCAGGGGCGGCTGCATCATGGGGGGTTGGTTCATACGCTATTGCAGGCGGCATCATGGCCGGAGGGGGCCTTGTTGTTTCTTCTCTGGCAAACTCTTCCATTTCTGCTCCTTCATATTCTGGCGGTGTTTCTTCCGCTGCGGCCGCGCTGGACGAATCGCCCACGTATGGGTGGAATCCCGCCAACCCCACATCAAACGGCAGGCCGGTTGCCGTGGCGCTTGGCACCTGCACGCTGGCATCGCCCTTTAAGCTGGCGCAGTTTGTGACCACGGATGGCGACAAACAATTTCTGAACATGCTCTTTGCCTGCAGCGAGGGCGGTACAGCCGGTGAGGTGACGGTTTCTGACGTGCGCATAGACGGCAACCCTCCGGAAAACTATGAGGGCGTTGCGGTTACCATAAGCCCCGGCACGGCAGACCAGGATGTGATACCCGCCTTTGCTGATGCCGTGTATGAGCGATCTGTTTCCCAAAAACTTTCCGCCAGCAAATGGGCAACGGTAGAGGGCAACGGCAACAATATTCAGGGCGTGGGGTTTGGCATATCAGCCCCTTCCGGCCTGTGGTTTGCCAACGACAAGGGCGGGCTTGACGCTGTTTCCATCGCCGTGGAGATGCGGCGCGCCCCTGTGGATACCGAGGATTGGGTAAGTCTTGGCACCACAACCCTTTCCGCTGCGCAGCGCACTGCCGTGCGCCGGTATGTGCGGTACGACAGCCCTGCAGGGGGATGGCGCTATCAGGCTCGGCTTACGGCGGAGCCGCCCACAGGCAGCAGGTACAGCACGGACATATGGTGGGAATATATCCACGAGATTGTGCCGGATGATTTCCGCTACCCCAATACCGTGCTGCTGGCCGTAAAGGCTCTGGCAACGGATCAGCTTTCCGGCTCTGCGCCGCATGTGACCTGCACGGTCAGCCGCACGGCGGCCCTGCTGCCTGCCAGCGACGGCACCACGGTTTCGCGCAGCCTTGCCAACCCTGCATGGGCGGCGCTGTTTGTGCTGCTGGACAGGCGTTTCGGCGGTCGGGTGCCAGCATCGCGCGTTTTGCTGGAGGAATTTGAGAGCGCTGCCGAGTGGTGCGACATGAAGGGCATTACCGGCTCTCTGTACATAGACAGCCGCATGACCGTGAAGGGCATAATGGAGCTGCTTGGCACCTTCGGGCGGTTCTCTGTTGTGCCGCGCGGCACGCGCATAGGCTGCTTCAGCGACAGACCGGCGGCGCTGCCTGATCAGGGATTTATTGCCGGTGAGGGCAATATCATTTCCGGCACGCTCGGCGTGAAGGCCATGAGCGTGAAGGACAGGGCAGACGCCATAGAGGTGACATGGTACCACCCCGAGCAGGGGCGCAAGGTGCTCACCCGGCGCAGCCCCTTCTATCATACGCTGACCACCCGCACGCCCATAACCAAGAGCGAAACCCTTGCCTGCTGCAACAGCTTTGAGCAGGCGTGGCAGTATGCGGGCTACCGCCTGAACTGCAACCGCTACATTATGCAGACGCTGGAGCTGACGGCCAGCCACGACGCCATTCACGTGCGGCACGGCGATGTGCTGCAGGTGCCTGTGGACAGCGTGACATATGATCAATCGTGCCGGGTGCTGCGGGTTGTGAGCGCCACGCAGGTGCGGCTTTCCAAACCCGTGCGACTGACGGGCGGCGCCACGCACAAGCTGGTGATACGGCACGGTGACGTGGTGCACCCTGACACGGGCCGCGAGCTGGTTGAGGAAGTGGCCCTGCAGGTGACCGGCGCGGATGTGGAAACTGAGGTTGTCACCCTTGCCGCCCCGCTTGAGCACACGCCCATGGAAGGTGTGGTTTGTGCCGTTGGGCTGGTGGACAGGCGGTTGCCGTGGTTTCGCGTAACGCGCATTGGCCGCAGCCACAACGGGCGGCGCACCATAGAATGCCTTGAATACGCGCCGGAGGTCTATGCGGACGACGGCGAAGCGCCAGCCATTGCCGAGCCTGATTTCACCCCGCAGGCCAAGGGCCTGCAGCTCTCATACATGCAGATGGAAGAAGACGGGCTGACCAAGGCCCTGCCGCACATAACATGGCGCGGCAATGCTGTGGTGTGGAACATATTTGTGCGGCGCGTGGGCGGCAGCACAACGGCATGGCGGCTGCTCGATAGCACAAAGGAAACGGAATTCACCCTGCGCGGACTTGCGAACGGCTATATATGGCGTATTGCCGTAACCTCTACCATGGTTCCCGGTGACGGTGCCGTGGTGGATGTGGATGCCACCAGCGACCTGCTGACCATGGGAACAATACGCCCCATCAACTCGGTGCTGACAGATGGTTCTGTTGTGCCGCTGTACACGGAAATTGACGGAGAACTGATCCAGATCATGGAGGCATTCTGATGACAATAATGCATAGAGACCAGAAAGGGACGCAGGTGCACGTTATCCACTTTGCGGAATACCCAGACGCTGCAGCCCGCGAGTCGGACACATCGCTTGATTCCACGCATGAGGGCAAAATTGCGTTGCAGCTTGACGATGGCAGCTTCTGGCGCTTGCTCTCAGGCGGCAGCACTCCGGAGTGGGAGCGTTTCGGGCGAGCCGGTACGGCGTCTCTGCGCAACGTAGGCACAGGTGACAATGATGTTGCAACCGTAGGAACGGTTAAAAGCCTGTCGAACGCGTATATGTATGTTCCTCAGTCTGTCGTAAGGGGTATTGTAGGCAAGCGCCCCGAGGGATGGAGTGCTGCCGAATGCGCAACCCAGACAATTGCGCTGCTCGGGAACACGCTTTCCAAGCATCGCGGGGCGTGGAGCCCGTCCGGTGTTGCCAGCGCGAGCAGTACCTATAGTGCCGCATATCCTGCATGGAGTGCTGTGGATGGTATAGCGAACACCTTGTGGCTCTCTGCGGATGTGTTCCCCGGTGCTGTGGGTAGCGCAATATTCATCTACGAGCTACCGGCCCCTAGAGATTTTGATTCCATTGAGTTTTCGGAATTCAACGGTTCCGGTTCAACGGCCGCATTCCCCAAGAACTTTGACATATACATTGACGGTGCTCTGAACACGTCTGTAGTCGGCGCTGTTACCGCAGGCGCTAACGTCATAAAGTCGTTTCCCCTCACAACCCCGGTTGCCGGAGGTAAAAAAGTTGAGTTGCGCATTACAGCCACAAACGGATTGGCGCGAACAGGATTCAACAACTTCGGGATTGGATTCACGGACGTTGGAGCCGCGAGTGTGGGGGCTGTGCAGGGTCTGCAGGTAGCCTATGCAGAGAAAGGACAGGTGAAGCTCTCTGAGCCTGCCCCGGCTGTTCTTGCGCGTGCACTTACCGGAGAGCCTGACGGCCGCTATTTCATTGCGGCAAACCTTAATGCTGACGGTTCCCACGCATCGCTCACATACACAGGCATACGCCCTGAAGTGGGGAATGTTCGTGCTGTTGTCGGCGCAGACCTGTACGATCCCGCGACAGTAACCATGATAGATTCCGGAAATGCAGAAGTGCGCCGCGTGTATCTGGGGTATGTGGACAAGTCTGGTGACGACGTGATTGCGTTCAGCTTCTTTGCCGGACGATCTGCAAAGATTCCCCTCAATGCAGGGGGTAATATCGGCATAGGGGCGCAGTACAAAACGGAGATCCCCTTCCTCTCCAATGAACTGCCCAGTGTAATGAGGTATGACAGCACGAGGGGGTGGTCGCACATGAATGATCTGTTTATCTCCGCAACAGGGAAATACGGATATTCTGCATCGTGGCTGGATGAAGAAGATCATTTTATAAAATTTGATAACTACGTTGACTATTTAACGGACGGAAGCAACATCACGAGCGCAAAGGCTGTGCTCGAGTTTTACAGGGGGTATTAGGATGGCACAATTTGCAATCCCGGGAGAATCTGTTGTGCATGTGGGGTACTGCCCTGACGGTGCCGTGCTCATGATCGAGGACCGCCCGACATGTGACGCAGTGGCTCAGGCTGACGGGACGTGGGGCTACTGCGCAGAGACAATACGGGCCGAACGTGACAGGCGGCTTGCGAGTTGCGACTTTACCCAGCTGCCCGATGCCCCCATTTCTGCCGCCCAGAAGGCGAAATGGAGTGCCTACCGGCAGGAACTGCGGGATATTCCCCTGCAGGCAGGGTTTCCCAATTCTGTTGTCTGGCCCATCGCACCGGAGGAATAGCCATGGCTGACATAATAGACACCGCCAGCGAGCAGGAAACGCGCGAACGGGAGGCGGCCATATCCGCCGCCGTGGTTGAACTGAACTACCCCGCGCCGGAGTATGAGCACGGGGTGGCGATGTGCGTTGACTGCGGTGAGCCCATACCGGCCGAGCGGATCAGGGCTATGCCTGCCTGCGGGCTGTGCGTGGAATGTGCTGAAGAATGGGCGCAGGAACAGGCGCGTATGCAGGGGCTGGCAGCGTAAGATACGGTGAGAGAAAAGCCCCCTTTCGGGGGCTTTTCATTTCTCGTGATTCTCTGCACGGGTAATTTTCTCGTACCAGTCTGCGATTGCTTCCTCAACCGCCTGCCCGATGGTGATTCCCTGCATGGCGGCCGCGGCTTTGATCTTGCGGCGGGTGTCTTCGGAAACGCCTTTTACCTGCCACGGGGGGATTGGTTTGGTGGTGGTCATGGTTTGCGTCCTAGCGTTCATCGATCTTTATGTATGCAGCATCATCCCAAGGGTACATACCAGCATCGTCTATGTCGTCTACGCCGGGGAGATCAGAAAAGTCCCACGTCACGCGTACATCGTTGCCGTTGTTGTCCGTACCAGATGCTGCAAACTCATACATGGCGCGGTTGGTAGGCTCTGCGTCCGTCAGAGTGTAAGCTGTACCGTTGATGGTGATCTGAGTAGCCATGTTTTATCTCCTTGGTTTGTTCCGGCTGCCCCATTGCTGCCGTTGTTGAGTACATACTAGTAATGCCAGCACTACCTGTCAACACCTATTCTCACATTTTTTCAAAAAAAGAATACGCCCCCGCTCCAACCGGAACGGGGGCTTTGCTGTTTGTTACTCCCTATCCTCCCTCTTCGGCGCGCCCCTGCCCGTGAGCAGCCAGTCCGCGCTTGCCCCTGTGCGGTTGAAACAATCCACTATCCAGCCGGGCGGCACGTCGTCTGCCTGCCGCCTGCGGCTGATGGTTGTGGGGCTCACCCCCATGGCTCTGGCCAGCGCGGCCGCGCTCGGCACATCGTATGCCAGCATGAGCCTGTCCACTATCTGCTCACCCACGGGACCGAGCAGTCTGGTGGTGGAGTAATAGCGACCCGTGCCACTCTCGCCCATGCGGTAGACAATGCGCACCACCACCCGCCGCATGCCCGTGCGGCGCTGGCCCGTCACCTGCCCGATAATTACCTGCCCCGGCCGCGCCTTGGCCTGCTCGAACCTCTCGCGCAGCATTTCCGCTTCGCCGCCGTGCACAAGGTCCGTTGCCAGCTGCCCTGTGCTGGTACGGGCAATGCTGTCTCTGTCGCCCTGCGCGGCGAGGATGCGGTAATCCTCGTTGAGTATCCACAGGTTATCCACGGGGCTGCCTGCAATCTGCCGGGCATATTGCAGCTCAAGCGCCAGATACTGCGCCAGCGGCAGCACAGTGGTTATGCTGCCGGCAAGGCTTTGGGCATCGTCCGGAGTATATGCGGGGCATGTTTCCCAGCGCACCGGCACGGGCCTGCCGCCTGCGGTGATAATGATATCCGCCGCGCAGCTGCGCCGCGAATCCAGCGCGGTATCGTCCACAGTCTGCGGGCTGGCATCCACAGGCGCAAGGTGGGCTGGCAGGCCCAGAGTGCGCGGGTTGCCCCACAATTTGAGGAATGCGGTGTTGGCATGCTCCACCATGCCTGCGGCATCGCGCAGCACGGCGGGGCGTTCCATTGCGTCCACGAGAGACGCGAGTACGGTTGCAATAGTCTGATGTACCACGATTGACCCTGAAGTTGATTTGTTGACCTACGCGCACCTTGTATATCATGCGGGCGGGTTTGTGTTGACTATATGTTATCAGTACATGCTATGCGGATTACCTATCTCATTGTCCTGATAACAGTATGGAGGATGGTATGGCGGATGATACGACCGAGGGAAGGCGCCCCGGCTGCATGGCAGCCGAGCTGCGGGGTGGATCTGCTGCGCTCGCGCTGGTGCGGCAGCATGTGGGGGATGATGCAGGGCATGTGCTGCTGCTGGTGCAGCGCAGCATGGAGGCGATGGCCACAGCCTGCATAGCGGGGGATTGCACGCGCTGCAAGACGGCGACAGGAGGGCGCTGCCCTCTGGCAGGGGATAACTGATTTGGAGGGGGCTATAAAGCGGGGGTGGAAAATGAGAGCGGCGGCCGCGCTGGGGTAGCGGGCCGCCGTTTTGTTACTTGAAGGGCTTTAGCATTTTGTATGAGACTTCGATGTTTGAAGCCTTGAGGATTTCAAACCGTGCGCCTTTTACCCCGACTACCGGATCTTCCGAAATATCGAAGGTCAGGTCTTGGCTGTAACTCGGTCGGGCCATGTCGTTGGTAAATTCCCGATAGGAAAAGTACACGTTGTCTTTGCTCCTGCCATTATAGAGCAGTTGCTGGCGGAAATAGTTTGAGGACTGCAGCACAATGTCCTTGGTTACAGTCTTTGCCCCAATCTTTTCCAGAGCACCGGCAAGGCCGAGCTTGTCAAAATAAATCTCTTGCATGTGCGGGGGCATGATGCCCTGCCTGCACAGGATATAGCGCCCCTTGTATCTTTCGATAAACACGTCGCCTACAGCAAGCTGAGTTGCGTTGTCGGCAGGAAGCTCGACAACCTCAATCCCCTGATACACGGCCAAAGTACCTTGGTCGCACATTGGGTCGCCTACCTCCACGGTATGGACCTCCCCGATCTTCGGGAAGTCCGCGCTTTTGTAGGTTGGCGGGATTGGTTCCAGTGTTGCGCAAGCAGTAAGCAACAGCAGCAGTAAAGCAGAACAGATAGCCCTGATCACGATAACCCCCTTAAAGTTTACGCCCGCCTCTTCACATATACGACAGGCGCAATCACGGTAACGGATTTTCTATCCACATCCAAATGGAAAACACCCGCGCCGTTGCGCTTGGGCAGCCAGCCATGCAACCTCACCATGCCTTTACGGTCCGGTGAATCGCCGAGCCACAGCTTGATGGTGGCCCGCCCATCTGCTTCCACATACACGGCGTCGCCTTGTTCCGGTGCGCGGTCGGGGTCGCAGTAGCAGACCATGCCCTCGCGGATGCCCTCCGGCAGCATGCTATCCCCCACGGGCAGCGCGGCAAAGGCGCGCGGGCCTAAGCCTGCCAGCCTGTCCACATCCACGGCCATGCGGCGGCCTGTTTCCCACCCCTGCACACCACATGGAGCAAGGCCGGTAACCGGAAGCTTGCCAATAGCCGCAGCCTGCAGGGGCGGGACGGGGGGTATCAAATTTTGCACGGCAGTTGTCAAAGATTCCTTGTCTACTGCCGTCTGCTGGGTTGCCTTCTTTCCATCCATGCCCGTGCGCGGGTCGCCCATGCCGAGCAGAAGCCAATCCGGATGCAGGCCGAACACGCTGGCCAGCTTTTCCAGATCATCACTGCTGGGGCGCTGCCCCTTCTTCCATGCCTGATGCTTGCCGTGGGTAATGCCCGCTTCCTTGGCGAACTGCAGTTCGCTCATGGGCAGCTGGTTGTCTGCGGCGAACTTCTTCCACGCCTTCATGATCACGGGATATTGCGCGGCCCAATCTGCGCGCGGGGCATCGTCCGGAATGGTGCGGCCTTCGGGCTGGCCCTCGCCTGTGAGCAGCCATGTGGGGGAGATGCCGCACTTGCGGGCAATGGATTCGAGATCGTTGGCGCTTGGGCGCTGCCCCGTCTTCCAGACATGAACCTTGCTCGTAGACTCCCCAAGGAAGTCGGAAACACCCTTCCCACTTCGCGACACATTATCAGAAATCTTGAAAATAATTTCTGAAATAATTTCAAATTGTTTGGCGAAGTTTTGCATAATTATAAAACCAAATTCAGGATTTGCTATTGTCAATATCTTGGATTTAACCTATCTCACAATTAACGCACGGAACAAAAACAATGCACGGAGGAAAAACCATGCAACAAATTAATCCCGTAACCAATTTGACCCGTTTTGAAAAGCTTGGCGTTGCTCTTGAGCGGGCTGGCGTGAAGATTGCCACCATCGCTGCTTATATGGGCGTCTCCGCACCTGCCGTCAGCCGCATGCTGCGCCAGCCTACCATTGCCCCGCATCGCCATGACCAGCTCACCGCCTTCGGGATTTCTCCCGAGCTGCTTCCCCGCCCCGAATACATCACCCCCGGACCCAAGCCGCAGGCGGACGACAGTCTGGGCGAAGCTGCCTAGTCGAAATCCCATCTGCCACAGACAAAATTTCATCAAAAAGCTGTCATGATTTAATCCATACACAACTCCAACCCCCTAGAAAAGTATGAAAAAGACACAAAAAAACACCTTGGGCCAGCGTGATTACTTTTTGAACATGTCGTTCGCGGCGGCCATGGAGCTTGCCGTGGGGCGCAGCCCGCTGAGCCGCGAGGATGTGGCTTTTCGCATGGGGTGGTCGCCTTCGTTCGCGGGCCGCATCTTCAACCCTTCTGAAAACTATTGGCCTTCTGTGCTTTCCATCCCGCAGCTGTGCGCCACGCTTGGCAACACCGACCTTATCGACTGGCTGCAGGTGCAGGCCGCCGCGCTGATGGAAGGGCAGTTCTGTTCCGGTTCCCCCCTGCGGGAAGAAGGCCCGCTGCTGCGCCACATGACAAGCATAGGCGCGGAGCTTGGCGACATGCTGCACGCAGTGGAGGCGGCTGTGGAAGGGGACGGCAACGTGGACGGGACCGAGGCCAAGCGCATTATCAGGGAAGCCCGCACCATGCTGCAGAAGCTGGACGAGCTGGTGGGTGCCATGACGGCAATCCGCGAAGAAGAACGGGACGCCTAACAGGAACCGTGGAGGAGAGAAGAGATGAAAGCCGATACCGTGATTGATCGTCGCATGAGCGTTCTCAAGCTTGCTGTGCGCATGAACGAAGAAAAGGGATTGGACGCTGTGCTTGAAGCCTATGACGCCCTTTGGGGCAGGCTCACTACCGGCGAGGGGCTTGGAATTACCAGCGAGGAATTTGCAACAAGCCAAGTGGAGCGGTTCTTTTCCGCATGTGTTGAGGTGACCAACTCTGACGCGCACAAGGTGCAGCACAAGGTTCTCTTTTCCGCGTTCAAGGAATGGTGTGCCTCAGAAGGTGAACACGCCATAGGCATGCGCAAGTTCGGCGGCATTGTCGCTTCTCTGGTGGATAAGCATATCAGCTGCGTCACTTGGTACATGGGCATCCGCCTGAAGGAGACGCCCGATGCGTAGCACCCCCATGCCCCCCATTGTTGTCCCCATCGGCACCCGCGACCCGAACCCGTTTGAGGCCATGCTGATTGCCAACGCCATGATGGACGACAGACGCGCCGCGCTCGGCAACAGCATCTACGCCAAGCTGTATCCGCAGGGCTACCGCCTGCAGATGGACGACGACTTTTCCCGCGCCCGCCTGGTGCGGTCAAGTTCATGCGAGGTGTCCAGATGACTCTGCCCATTATTGAGATTCACGATTTCTCTATGGCTTGCCCCTGCTGCGGTGCCAATATTCTTCAGTGGAACTGCCGTAACGGCAAGGTGCTCGTTGAGGCTGATATCAACCTCCACGGCGGAGAGTTCTTTGATGCTTTGGAAGATATCGCGACCGCCTCTTCAGAGATGGCCTATGTCGAATGCACTTCCTGCGGGGCTATGCTGCTGGATGTATTCCTTGCTGTAGCATCTGAAGCTCATGAAGATCGTGAATTCAACTACAGCGGGTTTGAAGAGGCAGAGTCTGAGCGCTTGCTGCTGTTTGAAGACATCGCAGCCGAACTGCAATGGATAGCACAGCAACAGTTTAATGTTGACGATCTTCTCCCTCTCTTCGGTGGTCCTTCCGCCAAATACAGCCAGATTCATCTGCACAGACTTGGATTGTTCCCGTCCACGGTTCTCGGACGCAAGCATGCGCAGTTGATGCTTGAAGCTGTTCTGCCGAATGCCCTCTCCTTCATGAAAGAATCAATGCAACCTCCCTAACCCTCTCTAGGGCCGTTCCGGCCCTCCGTGGTGGCGCGCCACGGGCTGCAATCGGGGTTCCCCTCCTTTTCCCCGACTCTTCAGCACATCCCCGCCCGCGCCATCACGGACAGCCGGAACACCGCCACGGCGGATGATGGCTGTATGCGGTACGCGCGGCACACCTACGCTGCGCCACCCGCATCAACTGAGGCAAGCGGCCCTTGCCCTGTGCAGGGGCCGCCCCTCTCACCAACCGGCACCGATTACGGAGGCAACCATGTTTCAGCCCAACCCCCATCCCGTTCAGGCACACAAGGTGCGCTCGGCCAAGGCCGTAAGGCAGTGTGATGAGTTGCGCGCCCGCGTGCTGCGTCTTGAACTGCTGCTCAGAACCAGCCCTGCGGATGAAGCAGACCTCGCGGCACTGAACAAGGCCATAGGCAATCTGCTGCATCGTCACCGGGCCGCGCTCGGATATGAGCGGTGCACGGTGATTGATGCGTACCCCAAGGCGTTTTCGTTCGATGCGCTCACCCCCGCAGAGCGCGCCCTTGCAACCACAGCGGCCCGCCAGCGCGGGCAGGGAGTAGGCCATGGACTTGGACAAACTTCGGGAAGCGATGGAGCAGACAGCGGCTGGCATGGACCTGATGCTGCGTGACCCGTGGATAATCGGCTGCCTCATTTTCACCGCAATCATCACCATCATCTGCGCCTTCGGGGCGCTCTATTCAAGGACGGAATCACGATGGCCAAAATCAACGAACTGACCCCCAAGGCACGGGCAGCGCACATTCCGCAGACATGCCGGGAAATCGCACAGCAGGCGGGTGCGTTTCTCGCCACCATGGATTGGGCAGCGCGGCGGGGATTCGACAAGGTGACGCCCGATCTGCTGCGCAACTATGCCCAGCACTGCGAGCTGCTGCAGAGCCTGCTTGTTGCCCGCGCCGAGGAACTGGAAGCTGCGCACAACGCCAAGACCCTGCAGGGGGTGGCCGCGTGATGCCTGACCAGCTGACCCACGTGTACCTTGCAACCCCGTATTCGCATGCCGATGCCCGCGTGCGCCACGCCCGCTTTCTGGCCGTGACCGCCAAGGCCGCCGAGATGTGGCGGGCAGGGTTCGGCGTGTACTCGCCCATTACCCTGACCCACGAAGCGGCTGTGCGCCACGATCTGCCGACAGACTGGAGGTTCTGGCAAGCCCTGTGCCGCGACACCCTTGCCCGTATGCATGAGCTGCACGTGCTCTGTCTGCCCCTGTGGGAAAAGAGCCCGGGTGTGCGTGCCGAAATCGACCTTGCCCGCAGCATGGGCCTGCCCGTGATCTACCACGCGCCCGACATGCTGTGCAGGGTTTGCCCCGAGCAGGTTGTTGGCCTGCATCCCGATGCCCTTTCGTGCTCATGGGGCGACTGTGCGTATGAAGTCCCGCTGCCTGCTGCGGAATATCCCGCAGGTGCCAAGGCGGCGTAAACAGCAACATTAACTGTGTGGAGGATTGGAAGATGGAAGAGAAGAAGATTGACCGTGTGTTCACACTGGTGAGGGAAGATCAGTCCGCAGCGCTGGCCCTGCATGGCGGTTACCCGCGCAATGTTGTTTCCAGTTCACGCAAGTGCACGATTGAATGCCAGATGGTTGAGAAGGAATACCGCCGTACTCGCAAACAGTTGAACAAGCATGGCTGGCGCGTAACCCACATTGACGGCGATGAGTGCGACACCTGCGAAGATTGCGGGATGCCGATTGCCTACAACGAAGAATGCGGAAGGGATGAAGAAGGAATCGTGACCTGCATTCCCTGCTTGTCCAAGATGGTTGTGGATTGTGAAGAGGCGGAAAGCGGCAAGACCACCATGGCTGAATGCCTGAAATGCGATAACCTGCATGATTGTTGGAGGGACTAAGCCATGACTGAGAAGAACATCACCCCTTTGCTGGATAAGCTCGACAGCGCATCGGCCATTATCGGTGACCTCATCGTTGAGGTTGAAACGTTTATCAAACAGACCGACCCTGAGTTCCGTGAATTCCCCATGAATGCAAACATGTGCTCATTGAAGGCCAACAAGCTGTTGCTGGATGCACGGAAACACTTGACCCGCATGCCTGCCGTGATGGCAGCGCAGGCAGAGATAGACGCGCAAATATCAGGCTGCAACGGATGCGGTTATCTGACCACTGCGCGGCGGTTACACGAAGAGAACTATCAGCTCTATTGCGCTGCGTTCGACAAGTTCCTCCCGAAGCCGTTCCGCAAGGAAGGCATTACCTGCCGTGAACTGGCGAACAAGACGACGGAGGTGGCATAGCCATGCCTGATATGCGCGACATTATCCGTGCCGGTCTGACGGCCCTTGGCTATGACGGTCTGTTCTACGCAGGCGAATGCGGCTGCGACATGAATGACCTTATCGCCTGCAACCATATCGGCGAAGGCTGCGAACCGGGCTACAGGGTTTGCCCTCCCGAATCCAAGGACGCTGAAGATTACTATATCACCGGCATCAAGCCTGTGTCTGCCGAAGGGCAGGCCATGCTTTCTGCACCGCCTACCAACACCGAAATCATCGCCATCCTCAAGCGCTCGCTGCGCCTTGCCATTGTTACCGGCTCTCTGGGGCTGGAAAACCATATCCGCAGCCTGATGACCCGCATGGGCGTACCCTATGAGGATACGCTGATTGCCGAGTCTGTGGATGCTGGCAATGCGATGGAAGGCGTGCTGCTTATCCAGCGTGAACGCCTGCGCCAGATCAGCGAAGAGGGCTGCACTGCCGAGCATGACGATGCCCACACCGGCTACGAGCTGTCGCAGGCTGCGGCCTATTACTGCATTGCCGACGATTGCCACGACTCGGAACTGGTTTTCCCCTCTACGTGGGGCAACGCCCACATGAAGCGCAAGGGCTTCCCCTTCCCGACCATCAAGGACCTCATCAAGGCCGGTGCCTTGTGCGCCGCCGAGATTGACCGCCTGCAGCGTTTGCAGGCGAAGGAGGCAGCATAGCCATGACCCCCACTCTCAAAGTCGATTCCCGTCTGTTCTGGCTGGTGGCACAGTTCCGCAGCCTTGACCCTGATCTGGAATCAATCCATTGCGTGGCCGTGCAGCCTCATCCCGAAAAGGGTGTGTATATCGTGGCCCTGAACGGGTTTCATGCCGGTATTGCCCACGACGAAAACGGCGAGGCCAGCGAAAGCTTTGTGCTGCGCTACTGCAAAGATGCCGCAAACCCCGGTCTTGCTGCCCGCCTTGTGTGGGAACCTGAGCCGGTTATGGAACAATGCAACCTGTTGGAGGTGGCGTGATGGTTACCCGCCCTGTACTCCGCTATCACGGTGGCAAATGGAAGCTGGCAAAGTGGGTTATCGCGCACTTCCCGCAGCACGACATTTACGTGGAGCCGTTCGGCGGTGCCGCGTCTGTGTTGCTGCAGAAAGAACGGTCAAGGTCCGAGGTCTACAACGACAAGTATGACAATGTGGTGAATGTGTTTCGCGTATTGCGCGACCCAGATGCAGCAAAAGAATTGCAACGCCTTTGCTTGCTCACTCCGTTTTCCAAATCCGAATTGGAGCTCGCCGGAGAGCCATCAGGAGACCCCGTTGAGCAGGCAAGGCGGACAATAGTCTTGTCGTTTATGGGCAGGCAGCCTGAAGGGGTGACGGGCTCAAGAACGCGCACGTTACGATTCTATCGCGATGGAAACTCCGTATCGAGAGAGTGGGCCGTCTGGCCGGAAGAAATCGCGGCTTTCGTTGACAGATTGCGAGGGGTGACAATTGAACAGCAGGACGCTCTTTCAGTCATAGCCAAGTACGACACCCCGTCTACGTTGCTGTTTGTTGACCCCCCGTATGTGCACTCTACAAGGAGCGATATCCAAGCATCTAGGGGCAGCTATCATCATGAGATGAGCGATGCGGACCATGAAGGTTTGTCCCGAGTTCTCCATTCCTGCAAAGGCATGGTTGTCCTGTCAGGATACTCCTGTGAGCTGTACCGAGACCTGTACTCTGATTGGAACATTGTGACTCGCAAGCACTATGCAGAACAGGCAAGTCCGCGCACCGAGTGCCTGTGGTTATCGCCCAATGTCACGCCCGCACAGGGCAAACTGTTGGAGGTGGCTTAGCCATGTCAAAGCCCGATAAGCAATCCAGAATCGAGGCCGCCCGCACGGCGCGCCGTACCCATATGTGCCTTGCCATGCTGCAGGAGGATGTTGAAACCCTGCGCAACAGCGGGGCCATGAGCGACAAGCTGAACGCGCAGGCCGACAAGGTGCTGCGCTGGATAAAGGACGCCATGCGCGACGCTGGCACCAACTGTCACAGCGCTGCCTACTGGCGCGAGTTCCGCGCCGACATGGCCGCCTGTCTGCGTCTGCGCGACACGCATCTGGACGCTGTACCAGGCCGTGACGGCTATACGGTAATTGAGGTGGCTGGCAGCCTGCTCGGCACGGCCACGCTTGTATGGGACTGCCGCGCACTGAGTACCCGCCGTTCCCTGCCGTGGCGCTATCTGGACATGACCTTGACCACCTTCCTTTCCGTCATTCTCGGCGAGTTGGCAGAGTTTGCCGTGGAAGCATCCGGCCATGCCCTCTATGAGCGCCTGCAGGCCGTGATCTTCGGAACCGATCAACCCGCCGCCGGTTCACTCGCGGCGGCCGCGTAGGGGGTGGGGTGATGACACAGGTTATCGTCATGACTCCGGAAGAGGTGCAGGATCTCATCCGTACCACGGTTGAACAAGCTGTTGCGGCAAGGGCGGCGCTTCCTGCTCCCAAAAGGCTGATGACAGTGGAGCAGGTGGAAGAAGAGTACGGCCTGAACAAGAAGAATCTGGAACGCTGGCGCTCTGCGGGCGAGGGGCCGCCGTACTCGAAGATAGGAAAGCGGGTGTTCTACCAGCGTGCGGAATTGGAGAAGTTCGTGGAGGAAAACAGGATTCTGACTACCGGGAGGGCTGCCTAGCCATGTGCCGAATTCAGCGTGGAGTCGATAATGGACAGGCGCTTTCGTTCCTGCCCCGGTATCAGGTGGGCATACCGCTGCGTCATGGACAGCGTTCTGTGCCGCATGAGGGTCTTCAATTCGATCAGCGATACTTCTCCGCTCTGGGCAAGCCAGCTGCCGAAGGTGTGGCGAAGCGTGTGGAAGGTAATCGCGAATCGCGAATCGCCGCCGCTGGTGTCTATGCCGAGTTCGTGCACTGTGCGCATGAAGGTGTCGCTGATCCGGTCCACAGGTTCGCCGCTGTCGCCGCGCTTCTGAAAAATGTATTCGCTGCCGGTGCGGCCGTATTCCATCAGCATGGCGATAATATCGTCCGGCGCGTGGATGGACTCCATTTTGCCACCCTTTGCCGTGATGTGCAGCACACCTGCCTGTGCGTTTACATCCTGCCCGCGCAGCTTGAATATCTCGGTGGCGCGTATGCCCGTCTTGAGCGACAGGTACGCCATGTCATGCAGTTGCGGGCTTTTCTCGCGCAGGCTGGCGAGCAGGGCGGTTGCTTCCTGCGGGGTGAAGAAGCGCAGGCGTCCGTTTTCAACCTTTGGCATCTGCCATGCCCCGTTCTGTCTGCTGGAAAACGGGTTGCTGCCGTTCCAGTCTCCCGTGGCTATGGCTCTGTTGACGGCGCGGCGGAGAAAGCTGAACTGGTGGGCGATGGTCTGCGGAGAAAGAGTTCGTGCAGGGGGAGCAACATAGCCTGCCTTAATGCGTTTGGGCGTTTTGAGTTCCGCCCGTGTGTTGGCAAGCTCGGCTTTGATGCTGGACAGGACACCCGCTGTGATGGCGGTTATGGGCATGGCGTGGAGCTTGGCGCGCAAGTGCTTGTCGTACTGCTGCATGGGGCGGTCTACATGCTTGCCTTCTGCGCTGGCCCATACGGCGTAAGCGTCTACCGCCTGACCGACAGTGAACTGGACGCGCCGGGCAGGGTTCGTTCCCGCTTCAAGCTGGGCAAGGAACTCGCTTCTGGCTTGCCGAGCGAACTGAGGGCGAACCCCCTTGCTGTGTCTGCCAACGGTTTTCCAGTGGCCTTTGCCTGCGGCATCACTCCACCAGAAACAATACACGCGGTCCGGCTCGCCGGTGCGGGCATCCTTCTTCTGGGACAGGCGATAGTACACGCCGTCGAACTTTGTTTTGATGTATTTTCTGCTCTGCGCTGCCATGCTCCCTATCTACGCGTTGCCCCCCTTTGCAGCAAGATACTTATCCAAAACTTATCCAAAACGAAAAAAGCGGCCAGCCTGTTTAAGGCTAACCGCTTGTATTTACATGGTGGGTCGTGCGGGGCTCGAACCTGCGACTCTCTGCTTAAAAGGCAGATACTCTACCGA